TTGATTAGTCCTAGTAAGCGGCTTGCACGATCGACTAGGGTTTGACCTGTTGCCATGATATTACCTCATCGGTGGCCTACCTCTGCGTTTGGCAGGTTGTTCGCCCGAAGGTTTGGCAACGTCCCCTTCTGTCTCGTCTTGTGACTGTGCCGGATTATCCTTTGATTCGGTCTTTTTTGCAACTTCTGCGGCGTATTCCTCATACGAGGATTCGCGCCATCCGTTCTTTTTCATCGCCTCGACTTCATTGCCTGGCGCATCATGCCATCCGTTTGCATCGTGTCGCATCAACATAACTTATTCCTTAAAAAAGGGCGAGTTTCCCCGCCCCTTTACATTACACCACAGTAGTCACTCCAAGATTGTTCAACGCTGTGCGAAGAGCAATAATGGCAGTAAGTGCGGTGGCCAAATCGGTCGGGACGGCGCATCCGGTTTGCTGCACCACCGGGGTAGCGCCGAAGAAACCGATTTTTTCGGTTGCGGATTGCCCAATCTGTGCACCGGAAGGGGCGTTGTATGTGACTTGTTCGTAGTCTTGTGCGGCCATGATTATTTCCTTTTTAGAAGTTAGTCAAATAAGGGGATTACTCCCCCTATCTTTAGTTCGCCGCGCCAATCATGCGGCAAGCCCATTCAGGCCGTAGTGCAGCCATCCCGTACAAGGTATCGATCCGCATCAGCAATTCGTCGTTGCGGATATCGCTCGCCAGCCAGACGCGCAGGCTCAAGTTGTCTTTCCGCTTGATTACGCACTTGTGAGCGTCGTCCATCATCGGCAGGTCAGCAGTGATGAACTGGAATGCCTCTTTGTGGTACATCAAAGACTGGACGTAGCTGGTCGAAGCCAAACCGACAAACACGACAGCTTTGGCGTTGAAGTCCGTAGTGGCCAACACAGCACCAGTGGACGATCCAACATTACGGCGCGCCCCAGTCAAGACAATAGCCGGAGCGATGGTCGTGGTCGTTGCGCCGATTTCCGTGATGGTGAACTGTTTCAGGTGAGCGTAAGCGGACTTCGTTTCCGGGTGAACGTCATATACACCAGCAATGGTGAACACTTCGCCTACCGCTTGATTTGCCACAGGGATCAACGTGTGCATGTCGATAGTCGTGCCGCCATCAGTCACCAAAGCATCCGCATCGGTATTACCAGTTACATCAGACCCGTTGGTTTGAGTCCAGACGCGCTCGTTCTCGTAGTAATCGGCCATCGCGGTACGTGCGATCAAACCCTCACGATACTGCTCCGAAACCGCGTTGGACGGGTTGAAGTAAGCCGCCATGCCGTTGACCAATCCGCCCATCGTTACCGAATCCATCTGGATAGCACGGCCATCCTTCGGTGCGAGTTGCTGGTTGATTTTGGCACGAGCTGCACCTGGAACAGTCAGATTCGTAATAGCGGTTCCGGCAGTTCCGGCTACTTGGTATGTTGCTTTCGTCGCGTAGGCCAAGAAGTCGGCCTCAATACCCGAACACAACACAGCCACAGCGGGTTCGATGTAGTTCTTCGACAAGTCATCGAAGGCAGCACCGGAGTTAACAGACTGGATCAGCTCTTGCGAGTTAAAGCGCATGTCAACGTGATCGTGAGTCGCCACCGTGATGCTTTGAGTTGCTTCGTTCTGGTCTTGAACGTCCATCACACGCGAGCCTTTGGTGCGGGTGTACTGGTTCGGTTTGCGGATGCGAAGGGTTTGGCCATTAGGGCCGCGACCTGCTTGGTACTTGAAAGATTCGTCGTATTGACGGTCGATAGAACCAATGAACGAAAGTTTTTCGTGCGCGATACGCTGCGCTTCTTTCGCCACCATATCTACTACTGAGAGGTTATTAGCCATGATTGTTTTCCTTTATCGAGCTTTAATATGCTTTTTGCGCCAGTCTGCAAATTCCTTGTCCGTCATTTGGTCGGGTGATTTAGATACTGTCGCTCGACTACCGGACGGTGTAATAGGCTCCGGCGCATCCGTTGTTGCTTTTTTGGGAGCTTTCAGCTTCGATTCAAGGTCTAATATCGCCCGAACTTGCGCTATTGGCGAAAGTCTTGCGATTCGCGCCGCTTCATGTATGTTGGTTCCGAGGTGATAGGCAATGTCTCCGCCTATATCAGATTCGCCAATTGCGTCGCGCATTGCGAACGTGATGGGTAAATCCTCATTACTGACCACTTCCTCAAAATCTTCATACTTTGATGCGGTCTTTGCGATGTTACTTGCCAGCCGTTGTTCGTGTTGGGTTTGGGCTTGTCTCTGGCGCTCCTGCTCGTTTTGAGCCTGAATGCCTTTGAACTTTTGCTCAACCTTCCAGTCTGTTACGGCTTCAATGTAACTTTCATAGTCCTGAAACTGATCTGGCTTTGGCTCCCCGCGATTGACTGGCTCCGCTTTGGGCTGCATCTGCGATTTAAGCAGTTGTAATTCAGCTTCTGCGCGTGAGTACCGTTCAATCTTGCGAGATTCTTTGGCAAGTCTGCGCTGTAGAATGTCATCCAATTCTTTCTGGGTGAACGTTCTTTCTGGCTTGACTTCCGGTTCTGTATTTTCAACCTCGGAGGGAACCGTTTCCTCTGTCGGTGGCGTTGCGTCTTGAACTTCAACGGGAGCAACTTCCGTTTGTACTTCGGGTGCTGCAAAGGCATCGTCTGCCATATTTTCCTCCGGCTGCGGGATAGCGCATCTCTCGATGGGCAACCTGGAATGCGTCCAGTGGCGCTTACTCTAAACCTGTTAATTTCGATTGTCAATAGTGAGCGCTTACTCTCACCATAAAGCAATAAGGCAAGCCGTGTCATTGACCTACTTGAAAAATCAAGTAGCACCCTGTAGGGGAATCAACCACTCATTGCCGGGCGCTCGTTTCGTGAGCCATTCGCTGTTGTCATTAGACAGTAGCCCGTATTGCCGCATGTGTTGATCGTGTCTGCGTGGGGCGGCTTGCCAGTTACCCCAATTTGTCCAGCATGTAACGTGGCTGCTGGTAACGTCCTGTATCGCCGGTCTGCGTGTTAGTAACCACTAACATATAAATGTTTGCCTATTCCATTGGGTTGTGTTGAGAGTAGGCGCTCACTTCGTTATCAATATCCAATGTCTTTTCACACATCTTTCCACCGATCTTCATCTGCTCGATGAGTATCTTTGTGTCCGAGTCTAGTTTGGCAATGCGCTCTTCAAGTTCTAGCTTCATCTGCTCAATCTGGAGCTTTGCAGCTTCGATGCCACTATCCTCCGGCTGGGCTTCTTGCATCACTTTGATACGGTTTGTCTCGGCGTTGAATTGGTCGATCTGGAGCTTCAATGATTCGTTTTGGGCGTTCATCTGCGCGACTTGAGCATCAACTTGCATCTTTTGCTGTTCGCTTTGTTTGTCCTGTAATGCTTGCTGCATTTGCTGAATAACTTGGTCTTGTTGCTGGATATGTTGCTGCGCTTGTTGGATCGCCTGTTGGACTTGCGGCGGGATCTGCGGCTGTTCATTGGATTCTGCTTGTTGCAGTTGTGGCGGCAACATGAGTTTAAGCCTATCAGCAATCTCTTCGGCTTGCGGCCAGTCCATGTTGCGAATCATAAGGTCGCCGACCAACTGGAATAGTTGAGGGTTCGCTTGGGTAAGTTGAACCATTGCCTCGGCAGCTTCTGCACGTTTGGTGGTGTATGAGGCTCCGGCACTCACAGCAACGTCATAAACTCCTACGTTAAGGTTGTAGATTGACTTCGCGCCCATCTTCTGCACGGCAGTCTGTTGCTCTGGGTTGATTTCGGCGTTATCCACAGAGCCATCATCGCCCAGAATACGAACAACCCGGCTTGAGTCGTACACGTGAGGGATCAGGTCAACCAAAATGCGCCCTAAATGCCGGATTGCGCGGGAAAGGTTGTCGTGGTAATGGAATGTCCCAACATCGCCTTCGCGTTGCCGTGCAAGAATGGCCCTGCCGCTCTTTTCGTTGGATTGTTGCCCCAAGCTGGCGGCATACATCCCAATCGCGCCCTGGATGTCGTGCTCTGCAAGTTCCATGTCCTTTGCAAAACCGGCCGGAATATCGCTGGCTTGTTGGCGTTGTGGTGCACCAACCAAAGACCCGCCAGACTCCATCGGGTCGTATCTCAATACAGAGTAGTTCCCGGAGTTAGCATCTTCCCACTCTGGGTAGTTTTCAACTTGTCCGGCAGCGGCAACAAACGGCGCTTTGGGGGTAAGTGCCACACGTTCCGCAAACGCGCTACGGCTGTAGTTGTACAGCCTCGCGGGGTCTTTCATGGTGCGAATCAGGCCGGAATAGGTAACTTTCCCGTCGATGTCGTACTCATTACCAAACACAGGAATAAGTGGGATGAACTGGCCAAGCCAGTCGCGGGTTTCCAGCACCTCCGCGCCAGTCATACGACACCATTTGATAGTGGATTTCTTTAGGGTGCGGCTATCGACGATTTGAGGCACTTCAAGGCCATTCGCCACGGCTTTATTGTAAGTATCGGCATCCTCGATTGTGCCATCTTCGAGCAGGTGGGACATAACATCAGTGTCCTCTTTGTACCAATACTCACAAACCCTAACCTTGTCTGCGATAATCCAATCTCCGTATGCTTCGCGGTCGATCTCCCAGTTCGTCTTTTTGGCTTTTGGGTATTCTTTCTCGAACTCTTCCTTGCTTATTTCATCAACCACAAACCCCCATCCGATGTCTGAAGCATCAGCCTCTTTAGGGGGTTCAATGAACACAGTAAGCGGGTTTCTGACTCGCTTTACGATGATGTCCTGGTTGAATGTCTGGGGGTGAGCGTATTCGGTTAGGACTCGGAAGAACCCTATCCCGCCGACAACAGCTGATTCGAGGGCGGAGTCTAACGCTGTGTCAGCATTTGAGCGTTCGAGGATATGGCGGATTACGCCTTGATAGATTTCTGCGACTTCAACATCCGCGCCGGAATCGACCGGGCGAACTTTGATTGAGGGGCGGTTCTGCCGTCCATCGTTAACGACTTGGCGAATGTATTGGTTGCACTTATCGACCACAAGGCAAGGGCGGTTCTGGTTTGCGCGAAGGTCTTTGATCTCCTTCGGCCATTGGTCGCCAGCCCTAAACTCCATATCTTCTATGGCGTTTTTGTAGTTGTCGCGCCAGAATTCCTCCGCCTCCTTGAAGCGTTCCACTGCTTCCTTCAACAGTTCTTTGTTTTCTTCTTCCGTTGTCTCAACTTCGTCTTCGTTTGGCATGTAAAACTCCGGCTGCGGGATAACGTATCTCACGATAGGTGCGGCAAGTATAACACAATTCCTATCTTGTCAAGCTCCAAGCCAACTTGTGCCTGTTTTTCGGGTATGTCTGGCAGGTTCTACCACGCGCTTAATGGTATTTGCCTTCCTGATACCTTCGCAGGCGTACCGCAAAGCGTCTATGACGTGGTTGTTCTTATCCTCAATGACCGGAAGCACTTCGTCGGTGAGTTTGTCGCGTTTGTAGCTGTAGCAGCTCAATTCGTCAATCAGGTGCTTGCAGCGCGGATGAACAACAATATCGAACGATTGCAGGAATGAGATTCCTTCCTCGATCGAATTGGCTCCCTTCTGCGCGGCTTGCATCTTTGGGTAGCCGTTCTTCTGCATGTAACTGATTGTTTCAGGCCTGGCAGAATCAGCCCTAATGAACCACTTACGGCTTTCCGGGACGCGGTCGAATAAGTCAGGAAGGTTTACAATCTCGCACCCGATCATATAGGCCTCATAGTCCACATAAAGCCGATTGCCTTCCACTGAGCAGCGGATAAGTGTTGATGGGTCGATTGAGTATCCCCAATCAGCGCCAAGCCTATAGATTGTCCCGGCTGGACGGTCGAATTCTTCAACCACCCAGTTCTTGAATATCCTTGATTCGCTGTTGCTCCAATACTTGCCAAGCCAAACATGCTCGTATTTCTCGAAGTCCCT